TTTGCCCTGTTCGTGGACGGACGCGGCTACGTCGGCGAATGCAAGGAACTCCAGCTTCCGGCGCTGAGCCTTGTCACCGAGGATTACCGCGCTGGCGGTATGGATACCTCCATCGCCATCGACATGGGCATGGAGAAGATGGAAGCCACCTTCACCCTGTCCAAGCAGTGCGAGCACATCCTCGGCAGCTTTGGCGTTGTCCAGAACAGCGGCATCCAGCTGACCGCCCGCGGCGGCCTGCAGAGCATGGACGGCGCGGTGACGCCCGTGGTCGTGCAGATGCGCGGCACCGTCACCAAGGTTGAGGACGGCGCGTGGAAACCCGGCGAGGCGGCCACGCTGTCCCTGACCGTGGCGCTGACCTACTACAAGCGCGAGCAGGGCGGCAAAACCCTGCACGAGATTGACGCCCTGAACATGAAGCGCGTCATCGGCGGCAAGGACCAGCTGAAGGAACTTCGCGACGCCTGCGGCATGTAGGCAGCCGTGAGCGCGTCGTGACGCGGCGCAGGGAGTCCACGGGGCAGAGGCCTTTGTGGACTCCCGTCCTGTGCGCCAACGCGTGTGGTGCGGGGGAAGTCAGCACGGCGCAAAGCCATACAAGGAGACGATATGAGCAAGGAACGGATTACGCTGGACCATCCGGTGACGTGGCAGGGGCAGGAGATTGCGGCGCTGGACATGCGCCGCCCCAAGGTGCGCGACGTGGCCGCCAACGAGGAGCGCAAAGGTACGGACGTGCAGAAGGAAATCAGCCTGTTTGCGGACCTGTGCGAAGTGTCCGTTGATGTGCTGGAAGACTTGGACATGGCGGACTACCGCAAGCTCCAGCAGGCGTACACGGGTTTTTTGTCGTAGACGCCGAGACCGCCCGGCGCGGCGTTTTGGCCCTTGCGTATTACACGGGCTGGAGCCGCGCTGAGCTCTTCGGCATGGATGTGGAGGAACTTATGATGTGGATGTCATATCTCCCAAAAGATGAACGGGGCAGGGCGTAATGCGGGGCAGCACAGCAGGTGTTATCCGGTTTGGCCTTGTGCCGGACGCATCCTTTAAGGCCGTGAGCCAAGACTTTGCGCAGAGTGCGTCGCTTGTTTCCCGGGCGCATCGGCGCGCTGTGGGAAAGCTGCGGTCTACAAAGGCGTCCGGTGGAGGCTCAGCCCCGCAGGCAAGAGGTACGTCCGGCGGTGCCGGTTCGGGGCAGGCTCCCGGCGCGAGTGCTGCGGCGCCGTCGTCTGCCGCAAGTGCGGGCGGCTCTGGCATTGGCGCGGCGGGGGCGCAGGCCACCCAACTTGGTGCGGCGCTCGGCGGCGCATGGGAGCATGCGAAGACGCTTGGCGCCGCGCTCACAAACTCCAACCGGGAAATGACGCGTCTGTCCAACCAAGCGGCGTCTCTTGGTTTCTCGACCGAGGGACTGGCCGCGTGGAATGGTCTTGGTGCGGAAATGGGCCTGACTTCGGACCAGATCGGCGGCGTTGCCAGCAGTCTGCAGGCCACGATGGCCCAGCTGGAGCAGGGCGGCGCTGCGGCGCATGGGGCGAAGGAAAGCCTTGGCGCTCTTGGCCTGTCCTTTGCCGAACTCAAGGATATGTCGCCGGAGGATCGCCTTCAGTGCGTGGCTGAAAGGCTTCGGACACTGGGGGATACGCAGCAGGCGGTGGACATCGGGGGCGCGCTGATGGGTGACAGTGGCGGCGAACTTGTTGCGGGCCTTTCGGAGCGCACCAAGAGCGTTGGCGAACTGCTTGCCACCCAGAAGGAACTGAACGTGGTGTCCGAGGCAGGCCGAAGTGGTGCCAAGAACTACACAGCCGCTTTTGGACGGTTCAGTACGGTGGTGTCCTCGGTGACGGGTGAACTGTTTGGCGTCATCGGCGGCGCTTTGGCTCCGCTGCTCAATGAATGGGGCCCGCGCCTCGCCCAGTGGGCGCGCGAAAACCGGAGCGAATTCGGCAAAATTGGCGAGGCCGTGGCGCAGTTTGCCAGCGGCGCAGCCAAGGCGTTTTCCACCGTGGTGAGCTGCGTGACATGGGCGGCGGATGCCGTTGGCGGGTTTGAGAACCTTGCCATGATGCTGGGCGCTGTGCTGGCGGGAAAAACCGTGATGAGCGTGGTGTCCTTTGGCTCGTCGCTGATGTCCATTGGGAATGTGATGTCGGACATTGCGGGGCGGGTGTTTCCGCTGCTGGTCTCTGGCATCAAGACCGTGGGCATCGCCTTTGCGGCCAACCCTATCGGATTCGTCATCACGGGCATTACGCTGGCTGTGGTGCGGCTGATCACCATTTGGGACGACTTGAAAAAGGCCTTTACCGAGGGCGGATTCCTCGGCGCTGTGGGGCGCTTTTTCTCCTTTGGCGGCGATGACGACGATGAGGAGGACGAGCGCGTCAAACGGGCAAAGCCCGTCCAGCGTACGAGGGAGCCGCGCCGGTTTGCCCCGGCGGCACGCGCGTCTGTTCCCGCGCCCGCGCCGCACGCTGTGCCGGCTGTGCCTGCTGTTCCCGCCGCCGCTGGCGCTGGGGCGGCCCAGGCGCAGGTCTCGCAGCACATTGATTCCATCAACATCTATGCGACGCCGCAGCAGTCGGTTCACGACATCGCGGAAGCGGTGCTGCGACGGCTGGATGAACGCAGCCGCGTGGCGCGGCGGCGGGCGCTACACGACGGGTAGGGCTTATGTCGAAGAGTATTATGAAACTCGGTGACTATACGTTTTCCGTGGATACGGCCGCGCCCGGACGGTTGTCGCGCTCCACGGCGTATCGCTGGGGCGCGCAGGAGCGCCACGGGCGGGAGGCGGCGCTGCAGTATCTTGGGCCGGGCGCGGACAGCGTCAGCGTCTCCGGTGTGGTGTATCCGCACTTTCGGGGCGGGCTTTCGCAGGTGGCGGCCCTGCGCGCCGAGGCGGGGCAAGGCAGGCCGCTGCTATTTGTGGACGGGCAAGGGGGCATCCATGGCCGCTGGGTTGTGGAGGGCGTGGACGAAACCCGGCAGGAACTCTTCCCGGACGGAACGCCGCGCCGTATGGAATTCACCCTGAAGCTCAAGTACTACGGAGGGGCCGATGTGGTACCGCACGAAGGACGGTGACATGGTGGACGCCCTGTGCCACCGGCATTATGGGCGGACGGCGGGCACTGTGGAAGCTGTGCTGGAAGCCAACCCCGGCCTTGCTGACAAGGGACCGGTCCTCGCGGCGGGTGTGGCAATCTTCTTGCCCGACCTGCCGGACCCGGAACCTGATGAAGGGGTGAGCCTGTGGGACTAGCACGCAACACGTATGCGCCGGTTTTCCGCGTGGAAGCTGGTGGTGAGGACATCACCGCCGTCATCCGCGAGCGGCTGATTTCCCTCTCCATCACTGATGAGGCGGGGATGCAGTCCGATGCGCTGTCGCTGACCCTTTCCGATGGCGCGCCGCATGTGGTGCTTCCCACCACGGGCGCGGAACTGCGCGTGTGGCTGGGCTATGGCGACAGCGCGCAGTATATGGGGTTGTATGTTGTGGATGGCGTCACACTGTCCGGGCCGCCGCAGGTGCTGAGCATCACCGCCAGCGGCGCGCCCTTTGAGCGCAGCGGCACGTATACCCAGCTTCAGACCCTGCGCACGCGGTCGTGGACGCCGGGGACGCTGGGCGAGCTTGCACGGGTTGTGGCCGCAGAACATGGCCTGACGCCCGCCATTGCGGCGGAGGTCGAAGGCCGCCGCCTTGGGCACATTGATCAGATTCGCGAGAGCGATATGAACCTTGTCACGCGGCTTGCCGCGGAGATGGGCGTGCTGGCCAAGGTGGGCGGCGGGTTCCTGGTGCTGATGCCCAAAGCGACGGGCAAGGCCGTGAGCGGCGCGCCGCTGGCGCGGGTGCGTCTGAGTCCCGGCGACGTGACAAGCTGGCGCGTGGAAATGGCAGAGCGCGGCGATTATCGCCGGGTGGTTGCCCAGTGGCGTGATACGGACAGCGCGTGCGACCGTGAGGAGAGCGTTGGTGACGGCGAACCCGTCTACCGTCTGCGCCACCCCTATGCCTCGCGCGATGCGGCAGAGCAGGCGGCGCGCGCCAAGCTGGAGGCTTTTCAGCGCGGGCGCGCCACGCTGTCCCTTACGCTGCCGGGGCGTCCGGATCTGCGCGCTGAAGCGCTGGCGCAGCTTGAGGGATTCCGCGAGGGCGTCAGCGGCCAATGGACTGTGACCAAGGCCGAACACAAGCTGGATAGCTCCGGCTATGTGACCAGCGTGGACGGGGAACAAGGGCAGGACGCCGCCACGCCTGCTTAGGCGCAATGAACAGAGCGTGACGAACACGGGCCGCAGTGTTGCCGTTTGGCGATGCTGCGGCCCTTCTGCATGGCGTGTTTGGGCGCGTGGTGCTGCCGTAGAGGGGGAACATGTGCGGCGGGAATGTGTATGGCGACGGCTGGTGTATATTTAGCAAGGTGCTGGCGGGGTGGGGCATTA